CCCGGCGTCCATCAGCGCGGTTAAACTGGCGTTCTTCGAAGCAACAATGCCGAGTGATGTTTCATGGCGAAGTAGCTGCACGCCGTCAGGCACTACTGCGGCAGGTTTTGAACCATCATCGACTACCACCACCAGCGCGCCGGCTGGCAGATGTTTAATGTGCTGCTCAATGGCGCGGTTTAAAACGTCTGGCCGGTTGTGGGTAGTGATGGCAATGCCAATCCGTGACGCTGAAGCGCAGGCAGGCACATACGGGACACCATCAATAGTGACCTGCATTTGATTTTCCTTTTAGACGTGAGCCTGTCGCACGGCAAAGTCGCCGAAAGTTAACGGTTTGCCCAGGCTCACAGCTGAAAGACTTTCTTTGATGTGCGCGTGCGATGCACAACAAAAAGGCCGCCTAAGCGACCTTTGATTTTTTAACGAGATCCACCGCCTCCGGGGCGGGAATCAGCAGATCGTCCACCACAGCGAGAACCATCGCTTGCGGTATCTGAGTCATGTTGACAGTTACCTGCATACGCTTGAGTTGTTGCACCCAGAGACATCAGAATAAAAAGAACAGCCAGTACCTTTTTCATTGTGCTTACCATGTGTAGGCCATCATTTGACGGCGCGTTTATCATAGTACTTTTTCTTCATGCACGAAAACCCTCCAACGAGTGACTAAAGAATTTAATGCTCGTGTGAGCCGCTTGATAACTTGTAGCGGGATAGTGCTACTTTTTCTGCGGCTGCGATGAGTGCAAGAAAATTCTTAAAGCGTCCACTTGCGCTTGAAAGCAAAATGACACAGGTCATTATTAATATCCTCTGAGCTGGCTCCTACCAACGCCAGAGGGTGTAGTACCTTAAAACGAAATAAGCCGTATAAGTTGCCCTCCAGTGGAGGGCTATTTTTTTACCATTATCAAGCCCACCAGCAGGTGAGCTTTGTAATGGCTACGAATCCACCGCGTTATGCAGTGCTTCCTGACTGGCAATATGCTCGTAACGAGAAACCGTCTTTCCGTTCTGGTTCATCACGTAGGCGACCTCGCCGGGTTTCAGGAATACATTTTTGTCCATTCCCGAGACAGCAATACTCTGCTGGTTAGGATTGAAACCAACGCTCAGACCGCAATGAATCTCTTCGCCGCCGCCAAGTGACATTACTTTTACTGTTAACATGCTTCTTCTCCTGCTTCTTCTGGGAATAAAAAAGGCCGCCCATAGGCAGCCTTTTGACGTTAGAGATGTTACTTATGAGGTATGACATGGTTTACAGCAGTAGTAACACCCGTTTGATTTTGAATAATGCTTCTTAGCTTCCGTGACAGCTGGACGACATGTGTCGAAGATACCAAGGTAAATGCGATTCTCTGTCGCAGGCATAAATGCGCATCCTGTAACGTGTACCTCGTGGTCGCCGTTTGCCTGAGCATTTTTATTTACGTAATAGAACTGTCCCATTTTTAAAATCCCAGAGTGACGCTGCTTCTTGCAGCACCTGAGATGTTAATAATCTTGTAGCTTCAAAGTTACGATATATCCTTAAACTTTGAGCTAGTTCACTTTGGCCAATTGATAAAAAACATAAATCCGATGAAAGCGAATAGCAGTCCAGCAGCTCCAGCAATAACGATTAAAGCCCAAACAAGAATTGTTCCGATGGTTGCAATCACTTGGACCTCACTTCCTTTGGATTCTGACAGTTAGCCTGCCACGCTTTGTTATGAGCCAGGATGTCTTTCTTCGTCTGGCGGTCCAGCACATCCCAGTCGTGGGCTGTGCCGTAGATGGGTTTAACCCAGTCGCAAGCCGTATCCACTACCTCAACCCTTACGGGTCCAGTTGTCCCGCAGCTCGCGATCAACATCGTCGCCAGGCATATGGTTAACAGTCTGCTGTACATTGCTGGCCTCTTTCGTTGCTTCTACCCGGCGTTCGGCTGCTGCGACCGTTGCCGCTGCGTTATCTTCAGTGCGCTGCTGGTCGGCTTTGGCTTCGGCTTTGCTTGTGCCGCGTGAATGACCAATCCCAAAGGCACCAGCGATAGCAGCCATAACAAGTGCAGCAATAGCGATAAGCGTTTCGAATCCCATATCAACCTCACACCAGGACCGTTTTGGCATGACCGAAGCGAGCACGACGATCTTCCAGCCCGTTAGTGCCGCCGTTGATAATCTTCGTCACCTGCATAAGGTCTCCGGAGTATTTCAGGCATCCCTTAGTAGCGAAGAACCAAGCAGCGCTTCTGGCTGCATAAACATCATCGGCCAGTAGCTCAGGCTGCTTGACCAAATCAACCTTCAGGCCGTTGCCGCAATCACGGTAGTTGTTGAGGCCAGTAATCTGGATAAGCCCACGTCCACGGTATAACCAGCCGTCGCCGGGAGCGTTGTTTCCCATGCGCTTGCTGTATACCAGGTTCGCGATGGCGCGTTGTCGCTCAATCGGTAATGTTCGCTCTTCAGGACGACGCCCAAGCGCGTTAGCCTGGTCTGCCGTGAGGCGTCCCGCACGGATGAAGTTAACTAGTCCTGCAATGCGATAGTTGAAGCTCTCCACCAGCAGAGTGAAACCTGCTGATTCGTGCCCAGCCTGAGCAATGAACATGGCCTTGTCTACCGGCTTGGTGATGCCGAACTCTTCCATCGCATCACTGATTGGCTGAAACCAGCGCGCAGCTAACTCGGCGCTTAGCCCAGCCGCCTTTTGAAATTGTGATTGGTTCACGTTGTGCTTTCCCCTGCGATTCTTGCGATGTTGCCGCGCGCTCGCCATACGGCTATGCAGACAACGAGATTGACGACCAACTCTCCGTAATCAACCTGCACGTAATCACCATGCCAGATTCGGAAAGCAGTAAACGCTGGTGCGAGAATCAGCCCATAAGCCAGGAACTCCATCAGACGGCGTCGGCGTAGACTCCGCTTTCTGAAGAACATCAGGCGTATGGTTATCAGGATGCATGCAACAGCGTTAATGTTCAGGATCAGTGTTTGCCACGTCATTCTTCCCCCTTCAATCCGGGTAAGTCTCCTGTCTTCGAGCGCTTAAGAACACGAAGCAGGACGGTGACAGAAACCGTTGAGGCCGCCAGCGCGCCAATGGCTGGAGATACTTTCACGGCAACTGGCGGAGAAAGGTGACTTAATGCCGCATTGATAAGCGCTGCGATGATTTCAGATGCTGTTCCGGCGCAGTAAACCCCACCGATAAATGAGATAAGCGCAAACAGTATCTGCTTCCAGAGCTTATGGTCTTCGCTGCTCAGGACGTATAAAGCGGCCCCTGCAAGAGAACAAAGCATTACGGCAGGAGTAGCCTCAGGAAACATCGTGGCGAAGGTGATTCCGGTAGTTCCGGCAGCAACACCAGCAGTTGCCGTAGCAGATATCGGTTCTGCGGACATTTAGCCCCCTCTTATTGCCGTGGGTCCTCTCAGTAATGAGGGGAAATAAAAAAGGCCTCTAATGAAGAGGCCTTATTCTTTAGATAGGTAATTGTTTTTTATCTGACATCCCAAACAGTTTCATCCAACTCGATGATGATATTTCCATCTTCGATTTCGAACTCCATAGTCCCGTTAACAGAACTGGTGTCGTTCATGTTTGCGCATCCCGCGTAGAAATTTATCTCGGCTGTGTATTCGAAAAATCCTTCGGCTATCGCCGTGATTTCAAAAGAACCATCAACGACCGAGTATCTCGCATCTCCACCAAAATCAGTAAGAAGATACTCTTCGAACATATACGAATTAGATTCGATAATATCTTTTAAGGCATTCAAATCTGTGGGGTTTGTGCCATCAAGAGGTATTTTATGGTTTTTAATCTGCTGCATGTATCCACCTGTTCGTTGATAAGTGGATTCAGCATATTTCCAAAACGATTATGTCAAAAATGTTTTTTTAATCAGAAATGAAAAAACCCGCTAATCGCGGGTTTCTTAGTGTTTTGCTGCTCAGTTCGCTTTAACGTCCCGAGCCTACCACAATTTAAGCACTTTCCTGCTCACTCTGCAACTTAAATCTGTCGCTATTTGTGCCGAATGCGTCACAAAGTGGTGCGTACAGGATCGATTCTGCAAGACTTACCCATGTATCAATACGACGACGGCATGTAATAAGGGTCCAGTCGGGGTGTTTTGAATTAAGCTCTTTAGCCATCTGGAGTTTGCTTTTACGCAGACGATGACGATCAACAATCACGCCATACAGCCCACGGTATTCTTCGTTCATCAATACCGCAGCAATAACGCCGTCAATCTTTAGCCCCTCCTCGTCTGAGCAGAACGCCAGGCCAGTTTTGTTTTTACTGTCGAGAATTTCACGAAGGTATGCTTCCAGCTCGGGTTTAGTGATGCCGGATTTCTTCATGCGGCGCAGCGCATCGTTGATGGCGGATTTGGTTATTTTCCCGGATGCCAGCAGCTGGTTGAACATGTTTCCGCCCGAGCCACCACCGATATAAGACCAGCGGCCCCACATGCGGAGCTTTCCCTGTACCCAGATACTTTCGAGAGTGCGAAGGCGAACCAACTCGCCGGATTTTCCTACTTCTGAAGGATTGATCATTTGCGTCTCCACTTACGCCAGTACGCCAATTGCCAGCGCACGATCTAAAAACCGAAACAGCAGCGTTAACTGGTCGCCGTATTTCGCTTCAAATGCCACGGGATCAGCGTGTAACTCGTCGTGATGCGCTCTGCACAGCGGTATCACAAACAGGTCATGCGCTTTGGTACCCATTCCACCCTGCCCGTGGCCTATCAGGTGGTGGGGGTCGTCTGCCGGGTTATTACAGCAACAGCACTGCTGCGACTTCACCCAGCGGGTGTATTTCTCGTTTTCCCAGCGTCGGCGCTTTGGCCTCAGCATGAAAGATTCCGGCGTTTCAGGATCGACCTTCACCACCACTATCTTTTTTGCCTTCTCCTGAAAGATTTGCGTAGCCGGTAATGACGGGACAATGTCGCTTTCCCTCATCACTGAACTGTGCTGTTCTGGCTTGATTCTGAGTGCTTTAATCGCCACTGATTCAGGAACAAGGTCAGCCAGATCATTACGTACCATCCACCAGCAGAACTCAGGAAGCGAAAGAGTGTGGTCAGGGCTGAAACCTAAATCAATATTTACCCTTTCCAGCAGCCATTTTACCAGGTTCTGCATGGCAATTCCTGCCAGTCTTTCAGTGGTTTGCTCACGTAAATGGTTATCACACGACCAGCAAAGACGAATGCTCCCCGGAGCGTGGCGCATTACCGTGAAGTCAGTGGCATGCCAGTCAGTGTGAGGCCACTGACATTCAAATTTTCTCTCCAGCCAGGCATCAAGGCTACTCAATCCACCAGCTCGCTGAATGACCCTCTCGTTAACGAAAATAGCCTGCATGTTGGCATCGTCAGTAAGAGGCTGGTGGGCTTCAGGGATTAATCCCGATGGCAGATGCTGTATGGCTTCGGATGGTGGCTCAATAACTACCCTTCCCTGACGGAATAGCCAGAGCAGTTCGGTACCAGGGCGGAACAGAACCACCCCAGATATCGGCGCAATTTCAGGCGTCAGTATGGCTCTCACCCAATTCCCCCCATTGTTGGTTGATGCCTGGTTATCGATATTTCTACCCTTCCGCCATGCACTTTCGGCCCCCACTCCACCAGCATTTTCTGCACCTGGCTGTCATCCTCCCAAATGCCTGCATGCGTGAGCGCGTCAAACAACGCCTTGTTGTAGTTGTCGATGTCGCGGCGGCGGGCATCTGGCGGAAAGAGAAGGATCTCCACCGCAGCTGGTGATGATGATGGTTTTGGCAAGCAACGCAGTTGCTCAATGATCGCTGCACATGCCGCGCTCTGGTATGCCCTGCCCTTCTCGCTGATAAGATGGCGGCCTTTTAACGGCCCCTTGTTTGGGGCTCGCCAGTATGTGTTTACGCTCGGTGGGAATGGGAGCACCAGTTTCATAACGTCACTCCCTGTTTTTTCAGCCATTCAACAGCGTTATCTCTGGCCTTATCTCCATCGGAAAGCAGGTCTTTGATGATCGTCACTGGATCTGCATCCCATTCCGTTTTGATGACGGTAATGCCCCTGGCAGCGCCAGGAGCAACAGTGATGTAACCTTTTTTCTTAAGCGACTTCACGTGCGCTACAGCAGCGTTCGGTGATGCGCAGCCAATTAATCCGGCAAGCTCCAGCATCGTAGGTGGGAAGCCAGCCTTTTCGATATGAACCTTGATAGCTTCGAACACTTCATTCTGACGCGGCGTTAATTCGATCATGACTCGACTCCATAACGCCCGTTCAGGCGTCCGATTACGCTGTTGAACATCACCAGGCTTACACCCATCGGTTTAACCTTCTCGTGGTACTCCTTCAGGATCGGAGGCACTACGACATTCCAGCTTGGCTTTGGCTTCTGCTTTAGGGCTTTTTTGATGGCATCGTTGCATTGACGGGCTACATCACGCACAGCGTTCTCATGCTCGGTAGATAGCTTTTTCATGCGGCGCGCTCCTGTAGTTTTTTCATGGGAACGGCAACTGCCGGTATAAGCTCAACAGCTGGTGATTCAGATTGATTTCCCCAGTGGTCCCAGCCAGGCGCACCGCAACGGCTGAATAGTTCGATGCGTGGAACATCACCGTAAAGCATCTCCAGACGGAAACGCGCCTCTGCTGGCTTCTGGCTGTGCTCACCGAGTGGGCTGTAAATAACCTGCTTGATGCTGGCGCATTTGCGTTCAAGTCCTTTTCCCCTGGTGGCGATTAGCAGGTCTTCGGTATTGGCTCTGGTGTAGTTCCCGCCGTTCATGCGTGTTTGTACGTTCAGCAGGTCGAGGAAGTCGTAAAAATCCTCCACACGCCCTGCCTGAAGTGCTTTGTTGATATGCTGCTCTGCCAGTGGGTTGAACTTTACCCAGGTAAAGCCCTTCATCGTGCGGACCTTAAAGCCCCACGCTTCAGCCAGTTCGATAGCCTCGCGAGTGTGGGTTCCGGTAAACCACATAGCCAGAACTGCATCATCGGCAGACAGGTCCCAAACCGGTAAGCGCTTCATGTCGATCAGTTTCATCGTGTCGTAGTGATCTTGTGCTGCACCGTTACTGGCTTTGTTGTCATAAAGCCAGGCTGGGTCAGCGTAAATCAGTGAGTATTTCATCAGACATTCCTCGCTCGGCCAGCCAGACACCATGCATCAGAGGGTGCTTTCACTTTCGGCGCCATGCTCAGGCAACGCTGACGCTCAATCAGTATCTTCATCCGCTGCTCTTCGTTCTTAGAGCGATTGAAGGCATCCATCAGAACCGTGGCTGCCCGCTGGTAGAGCCCTTTTTCAAACAGGCCTTGAGCCTTATCCATCATTGTGGTCACAGCCGGATTCAGACCTTCTTCCTGTTCTGGTACAGCTGGTTTATCAGCCCGGTTGATTTTCAGTGCAGAACGCCCCTCGCCAACCTCCCCACCCGGTGCTTTGGCAAAATACTGGTAGCACTTGCCGTTATGCTGGCGGGTTGCGCGATTCAGTTTGACCAGATGGCATACACCGCGCTGAACAGCATGAACGTCGTACTGTGACATTGATGCCGCAATCTCTTTGTTCGTTAAGCCAGGATTAGCGGCGATGAAAATTTGAATATCTTTCAGAAGACTCATGAGTTCGCTCCTCTGAAGCCCGCCGGGACTTTGCTGTAGTCGGTGTCCTTGAAGCTAGATTTGAAGATTCCATCCTCACGCTCCCACTTGCCGTTAACTCGCGCTGGCCTTCCGGCATTCGCCCAGTTGGTAGCAGACTTCAGGTACGCTGGAAACTTT